CTCTATATCTTAGGTCATCTACACAATCCCATAGAATCATTTTCTCTTTAGTATCATGTTTTCTTAGACCTCTTCCTATAGATTGAATGATTTTTATTTCAGACTTATAAGAAGAGAAGAATACAATGTTATGAAGTCTTTTAATATTTACACCTTGACTTAGAGTAGAAAATGTTGCTACTAATAATACTGAGCCTTTTAATTCTATTTCTTTTCTAATCTTTTCTCTATGACTTGCTTCAGTATCCCCATAGATATCATAAACAGTATAGTCACTATATTTTGTTTGTAGATATTCTCTTACTTCTTTCAAATGCTCTATTCTTTGTACAAGTATTAAAGTATTATGTGACTTATCGGAATTTTCAATAATATAGTCTAATGCTTTATTTCTATTCTTGTAATCTATAATATCTTTTACTTCTTGTTGATAATCTATTCTTGATTTTAACATAGAGTTAGGATACTTTAGAATTAGATTATTAATACTTATTTGAGAAAGAACTCCTTGGTCTATTAATTCTTTAGCTTTCAATACATAAGAAACAGGACCAACATATCCAAACAATGTCCATTTATCAGCATCATTAGTTGGTAAAGTTCCAGTCAATCCAATTTTATATTCAGCTCTTTTACAATTCTTTAATATATTTGATATACTTATTGCTTTGACACAATGTACTTCATCAACTATTACAACATCAAACTTATTAAAAAACTCTGGAGACTTCTTTGCTAAACTCTGATATGTAGAAATTAGAACTGGTTTTCCTGTAAGTTCTTGTCCACTATATAGTTTATCTACAAAATCTTTCTCTTCTTCCCATCCATATTCTCTAAAATCAGAATACATTTGTTCTACCAGTGAAACAGAAGGGACAATCATCAAAATCTTTTTATTTTTAGCCAGTAAGTATCTAATTAAAATATACTGGATTAGACTTTTACCCGCTGAAGTTGCTAAATTAAGTACACATCTCTTATTATTCAAAGCAGAAATAATAGCATCTTTTTGATAATATCTTGGTGACATATCTTGAGTTGGAGGAAATAGATAATCATAAACTTGTTCTAATGTTTCTTCTTTAATATTATCACCAAGTGTAGTATAATCAAAATCAAATTTGAAAGTATAACGAAACTTCTCACAAAAAGAAACAAATTGTGGAAGTAAACCGATTGGCAATTCGTTTGTTATTTTATTGAAGTAATATATCGAGCCATCCCAGCGACCTGATCTATAACTTGGGCTAAACAAATAATTATCAGCCTTCTTAGACATAAAACTACTCAATTCTAATGCTTGTGCTCTGTCAAGTTCTAATTTGAAATATACTTCGTTTTCTTTTTTAATTATAATAGTTCGCATTTTTTACCTACACTTGCTCAAAAATAAAAAGGGAGAAGAACTTAATCCTCTCCCTTATATTTATCCTTTGTTAAAATAGCTTAGAAGATTTTCTTACGGGTCTTCTTAGGCTTTACACTTTCTTCTTTTACTTCTTCTGGAGCAACTTCGGTATCAGCATCAAAGTCAAGTTCGTCAGTAGTTTCTTCTTCTGGAGCTTGTGGGAGTCCTACGAAAATACCTGGGACGATGTTATTAGTGATACGTTCAGAAATCTTATCTAAAGAGTTTGAAATCTCACCAAGAATCTTTTTAGTCTCTCCTGGGAATCTTTCTCCACCCTTAATCCTTGAAGAAGCCTTTACCTTATCCTTTACCTTTTGAATAGATACTTCAGCCTTTCTCAAGAAGTCTGAAACATTACCAGCACCATCAGCCGAACCTTTCTTAGCTTGCATAGAAAAAGCATCAGATAAATGAGCAAATAGATTACCAAACTCAGTGTAGATTTCCTTGTTTAGTGATTCTGAGGTAGCTTCATTTATAATCCTACGCTCCTCGGCATATCTCTCAAAATATTCTAAATTTAATTTTTCCATTTTTATAATCTCCTTTTTATTGTTAAGTTATTAAAATAGAAAAATATTATGAGGCAAATACAGTCGGTAAATATTTAGCCAGCCATTGTTTCGCGGTTAGAGTTAATTTACCTTCAGCAAGAAAACCAACTTCAATTAGTTCTTCGTTAGTTTCATCTACTGATTCGTTAATAAGTTTTTCAGCAATTGCCATAAGAGAAAGATTCTTAATTGCATCACCGGATAGTTTAACATCTTCTGAAAGTGTTTCTACTTCAACTTCTTCTTCCTTTGTTTCGTCTTTAACTTCAATAGGAGCAGCGCCTACAGAATGAACGCCGAATGCTAGATCACCAGCACCTTCTTCTAGAACGAGTTTAATCTTTTCACTAAGTTTCATGTTATATCTCCATTATGTATATCATTATTTATATCGTTTTCTTTTATCTTTTTTAGTTCTTCGTAAATCTTATCCATATCAAGTCCAATCTTTTCAGCAATATCTAATAATTTTTCATCCAAGAAACATTCGTATTCGAGATTGTCATGTTTTTCGAGATTCTTTTTACTTTTAAGCCATCTTAGATTTTCTGGAGAATTACAAAGACTTATGTGTTCTTCGTTAAACCAATCAAATTTAGAACAAGGTATTATGTGATCCAAATGCCAATCTTTTCCGGTTCCTGGGCGTGGTCCTATCTTATCATATATAGCTTGTAAGTCAATACTATATTCTTTCATACGCTTTGTCTTTTTTCTTTCTCCAAATAATCTAATTGTAGTGTTGAAATTATTTCGTATTCTTCTTAAAGATTTATGTTTATTTGATTTACTACTTCGTGCTCTATATTCTTTGTTTTTAGGATTGTTCTTTTGTTTTTCATACTTACAATCTTTACAATAACTATTTCCAGCACAAAAATTATCTTTAGTTTTAGTCTCACCACAACAAGAACATTTTATATGCGTACTTTCTTCATATTTCTTTTTATTTCGTTCTCTAATTAGTTTCAAATCTTCTTTATGTTTTTCATCATCGTTCTTAATTTTTTCTTTTCTTTTTTCTTCATTTTTTTCATAATCGCGTTTTCTTGTTTTTTCTACGCAACATTTACATATTTTCTTATTTTTGTGATAATTATTTTTTGGTTTATTTTCTTTACACGTATAACAAACTAAAAATTCACAATCTATAAATTTATCTGGTTGTAGTTTCTTATAAGTTCCATTAGCTTTCTTTTCATCGCTAATTTTCTTTCGTTTTTCCTTTTGATTGTTAAGAGCCTTTTCTGGATTTCTTTTATATCTATCTCTCGATTTTTGTCTTTCTAATTCAACATATTCCGGATCTTTTAATTTTTCTTCTCTAAGTTCTTTCTTCCTTTTTCTAACACAATCTCTACAAACATTATTTTTTGAATAAAATTCACTTTGTTCTTTTTCTATATTACATTTTATACAAGTTTTCATATCACCTATATTTAGTAGATATATTTTTTAATTTGTGTATAAGGTTTATGAAGGACATCTAAACAAATTTCAACTTCGGCTAAACATTCATCCTTTCCACCACCACAAATATCTATAATCTTTACAATGGTCCGGAATTAGGAATATTCAAAGAAGGAGAATAATAAATACTACTAGATATGAAAGTAAATAAAGCTTACAAGTTTAGAATCTATCCTACAAAGGAACAAGAAGAGAAGATAAATCTTACTATCTCTCATTGTAGATTCTTATGGAATAAATTCGTAAGCACGTTCAAAGACAAAACTATACCGCCTTACACTAAGTATAATGATTTTGTTGTTTTATATCCATTCTTAAAAGATGTAGCAGCAAGTGCTTTACAACAAGTGGATAGGAAGATTAAAGAAGTTAAGAAACAATTCTTTAACAATAACAGAAAAATCAAACCGGGTAGACCTAAGTTTAAGAAACCAGAAGATGATAAGTCGTATAAATTGCCTAATGGAAAATTTGAGATATTGAAAAATAAAAAGATTAGACTTGAAAAGATTGGTCGTGTAGACATAAACATCACATGCACATTACCCAAGAACGCTAAGTTAATGTCTTGCACAGTGTCTAGAAACAAATCAAACCAATACTTTGTTTCTATTGCTGTTATCGTTGATGTTAAGAAGTTGCCTAAGACCGGACTATCAATAGGAATAGATCTAGGTATCAAAGATTTTGCTATACTTTCAAATGGAGATAAATACAAAGCAGACAAATGGTTTCGTGACAACCAAACGAAAATCAAAAAGTTAGATAAACAACTTAAAAAGAAAACGAAAGGAAGTGTTCGATATAAAAAAGCACGTTTACGTTTAGCCAAAGCTTATGCTAAACTTACTCGTCAACGTGAACACTTTCAACATACACTTTCTAAAGAACTAATCGCAAAGTATGATGTGATATGTCTCGAGAACTTGAATGTAAAAGGTATGGTCAAGAACAAAAAATTAGCTAAAGCTATATCAAATGTTTCTTGGTCATCTTTCATTAATATGTTAAAGTACAAAGCTAATTGGTATGGAAAAGAAGTTATCCAAATTGGTCGTTTCTTTCCATCCAGCAAGTGTTGTTCTTCATGTGGAACCATAAACACCACACTAAAGTTACATGAAAGAATATGGACTTGTGAATGTGGAGCAACACACGATAGAGACATAAACGCAGCTAAGAATATAGAAAGAGAAGGATTAAGCCTTCGAGGAGTAGGAATCACTACGCCTATACATACGCAGAGCCCAGATAAGTCTAGTGAAGGTAGCAATACTGAATCCAGCACAAGCTATGAAGCGTTAAACAAGCAAGATAGTAATGTCTTGCGTGACACTGATGTTGAAGTGAAAGACTCTTCATATTCTTTAAGTCACTGATTACGAAATCCTGAGTTTTTAATATCCTTCATAACCTTTTCAATTTCTTCTTTTATAGCTTTTACAACTTCTAAAATGCGGTCTTTGTAAGCATATTCATTTGCCGTTTCTTGGCCTTTAGAAGCGTCTTTACCGTCTTTGAATAACTTTTTGAATGAGGAGGAAGGTGTCATACCATTATTTATATTTGGTCACGACTACTGAAAATATTATACTACAAAACGTGTTACGGCTTTTATTTGTCCACCATCTCTAATAGCACCACCATTAGGACTTGTGTCTGGAGCAATTAAATCAGTACGTTTATTATTACTTTCTTTATTTGCTGATAAAACCATAGCAGATACAATATAATAAACACCATTCTTTTCTTTTGGTAAACCTTGAACATCACCATACACATTTTCATAAACTTCAACTTCAATATCATCTACCTTTTTAGATTTAGTTTCTACTCTAGCTAAGATGTCGGATTTAGGATATGTGATTTCTTTTGATGATGTCTTTAATACAATAGGATGTGGTGTAGCATTTATAATTTCTATTGTTTCTTTATCATTTTCTAATAAATAATTAACAAAACATTCAAATTTCTTATCCATATTACTACCTCTTTCTAATTATTTATCCACCATTTAGAAACTTTTGCATTTCTATAAAGTTCTTGTGTTGAAAAGATAGACTTCTAATAATACCTAAAACACCATCAAGATAATCTACCACTTTTTGTTGTTCTTGATATTTCTCTTTTACATTAATATAAGTTTGATCAGCTTCTATTTGTGCTTCTATTTCTGTTTTAGTATCATATCTATAAGTATGGTTAAATTTATAATACTCATACTTGTTTGCATAGATTCTTAGAACTGTAGTTTCAAGTTTGTCAAGTTCTTTCTTCTCTTCTATTAAAATTCTAAGATATATTGAATGAAGCTTAGGAACCTCGGATATCTTTGTTTGGATGTTAGAACCATCAAAGTCTAACTTCTTCTCAGTTGCTTGTTGTAGTTTTAGAAAATCATTATTATCCATGTAAGTAATTAGTATGGTCATTTTAGAGGGATAAATACAAGTGTAGAGATGAAATAATAAAATAAATGTTGAAAAAGTTAGAAAAATGTGCTAAAATTAGAAAAATAAAAGAAGGAGGATACTAAATACTAGTATGGCTATCAGACCTTCTGTGGAGAATGGTATTTGATAGGGCGAGAGCCAGTGAACCTAAAAAATTCATCCACAGACTATCAAATATCACTCAAGAAGGTTTAAAAATGAAAATAGAACAAAACTCCAAAATCATGAAGATAGCCAAGCAGAACGATTCAAACCGTTCTGCTTTTTTTATGTCTAAGTTTACAATATTACCATTCAATTTCAAAGAGACATTGTTTGAAGATTTAGACTTAGCATTAGAGAATATTAATAAGCATGGAGAAGTTAAGATTAACACAAGATTTAGAAATGCTTGTCTTCTAATTCTAAATCGTATATCATCTACTCCATCTATAATATCTTCTGATGAGTTTAGAGACTACTATTATGATTATACTAAGATGCGTAATTTCTTAGTAACCAATAATTTCATATCTTATACTTTTGATGGAACTAATAATGTTTATACTATCACAAAACAATATCAAGGAAGTTGTGATAAGTTAGTTCATAAAAGGTTGTATGAAAGATGGAAGAGTATTACAAACAAATCTAAAACCCGTGCTGAAAAGATTATTACTACTCAAGGATTGAAATTTATTATAGATGGAAGAGATATGACTTCTAATGATGTAGAGTCTATTCTTTCTTCTAATGTTAATAGTAAAGGACAAGCATATGATTCTAATACTATAGATAATATGAAAAAGATTGTAGAGAATATAAACTTTTCAAATACTATGTCAAAATACTCGGCAAGAAGGAGAGGAAGATTATATTCTGATATTACTTCTTTATCCGAACATATTACACAACATCTTCATATAGATAATGTTCCTACTATATCTTTAGACCAACATGCTACATATTTTTGGTATCTTCCACATCTTATTAAATCTACACTAAAGAAAGAAGATTATAATGAAAGTATTGTAGACGAACTATCTAAGTATAATGAAATATTGAATACTATTATAAACACTAATGGTAGTCTTTATGAATATTTCGGAAACCTATTTAACATTCCTTCTCAAGATGTAAAGAATAATATGATTGGATGGTTTTGTGACCCTAATACCATATTTTCAGGAATAAGAAAAGATATAGATGAAGGATTTACAAAACACTTTCCTGAAATAAGAAATGTATTAAAGAAGCTTGGAAATAGAAAGAATCAAGTATCTCTTCGTTCTATGTTTATCGAAGGAAAAGTTTTTAACAACGCATCTAAAAATCTAAACAAATTAGGTTTCAAGACCATAACTAAATTTGATTGCTTGATTATTAAGAAAGAAAATGAAGAAGAAGCCATAAGAAAAGCTAATGACTATATTGAAGGGAAAATATTTTATAGACCATTATTAAAAGTTAAGGTTCGTCGTTCCTCCTCACAACTCCCTTCGGTCGTTCCATCTCAGCTACTTCATAACAATACATTAAAAGAGAGAGAAGGAAAGAACAAAGCTATCGTTTATGAAGTAGCAGTTTCAAGTCATGTTTTAGAACAAGAGCTTCATTTTCCTTTGAAATTTAAGAGAAATATAAAATCTTATAAACTTTTTGAATAGATTTTACACTAACTCTTAGAAAATTATATTGAAAGATGTAAGGAATATAAAATCATACGTTCTAACCATATCTAGACTAGTCAAGAAATATATCAAAGAACAATATTTGACCCATGATAGAGAGTACCTAACATCCTTAGTTGACAATTTTTCTTTGGAGACAAGATCAGACAAATCTTATGGTCTCTCCCTTCGGTCAAGACTACTTCGTATTTCTTAAAATGGTAGGATTAAAAATTGTCATCTAAGGATATATAAAGAACAAGAATATCAAAGAAATAGGAAGGGGAAGGGAGTATCATACATCCTTAGTTGACAAAAATCAAAAACAACCCTTGAGACGACCAAAGGGAGGAACAAGATTCTAAAACAACTACTTCCAACCATTAGTCTAAAATCGTCATAAACCGGGTTTTCCTGCCCTACAATCCTTCCAAACCCTATTACCCACACCCAAGGTCCATCTGTCATATTTTCATCACTTTCTTTAAAATAATATTCTTTCTGAACTTGTCTTTTTATAATCTATTGATAAATTAAAAAGTGGTCCTTGTTAAATTAAAATGGTATAATGGAGAATCGGAAAGGAGAGAAGATGTATCTAAAGTTTCTGAGATTAGGTGTTAAGAACTTTATGTCTTTCGGAAATAACATGAATGAGTTTACTTTTGAGAATGGGTTGACACTAATTTCAGCAAAGAATGGTTCTGGAAAAAGTTCAATTGGTCCTGAAGCTCTTTCATATGTTTTGTATGGTAAGCCTTATAGAGATATTAAAGTTGGAGAGTTAGTGAACAGAAAGAACAAGAAAGGACTTTATACTGAGATTGAATTTTTAGTAGAGTCTGACAAGTATAAGATTGTTCGTGCTATGCTTCCTAACAAACTTGAACTTTATAAGAATGATGTTATTGTAGAATCTTTATCTTCAAAAGCACTTAATCAAGAAGAGATTGACAAACTATTAGGAATTGATCACAAGCTATTTAAGATGATTATAGCATTGTCTGTCAATTATAATAAACCATTCCTTTCTTTAAGTGTTCCAGAAAAGAGAGGAGTATTAGAATCTATATTTGATGTTAAAGTTTTTAGTGAGATGTTAAGCAAGTTAAAGAAGCAAACATCCTCTATTAAGATTGAAAAGCAAATGTGTGATAATAATATGAAGACTCTTGAAAGTTCTATTCTAGCTTTAAGGAAACAAATTAAAGAGGTTGAAGAAAGTATTAAAACTTTTGACCAAGATAAGGAAGAAGACTTAAAGCAAATTGAAAGTAATATACAAGACCTAAAGATTAAGATTGAAGAGAATGATAAACTTAGAGAAGAAATCTTACATCATCAAAAGAATATAGTATTAGACTCAGAAGATTATGATACTAAGATTAATGAATGTAATACTAATATTAGAATAGACGAAACTAAGATTAAAGACTATTCTAAGCAATTAAAGTTTATAAAGAATAATACGGTTTGTCCTCTATGTTCTCATGAATTAGACGATGAACATAAAGCTAAAGAAGAAGAGAAGATTAAGAAAGAAGTTGAGAAGTGTGAAAAGAAGATTGAAAAGAATAAGAAATCTTTAGAAACATTATCAAAGAAGAATATTGCTAAGAAAGAAAAAGAAAGTGATAAGAAAGAATTAGAAAGAAAGTTTAATGAATTATTCTCTACATTCGGACAACTCTCTTTTCAACTTAGTAGTAATGAGAAAGAAAAAGTAAAAGTAAATGCTCGACAGTTCAATTTTAATATGGTATCATTACAAAGTGAGTATGATAGTCAAGTTGTAAGCTATAAAGAAAATGCTAAGAAAAGTGCTGAGTATTTAGAAGAACTTAAAACTAATGAATATGTCTCTAAGATGCTTTCGGATGATGGTATTAAAACATATTTCTTCAAGCGTTTAGTTCCTATTTTGAATATGAAGATTAACGAATACTTAGATATGTTCGAGATAAATATAAAGGTAGAGTTTGATGATGGTCTTTATGAAACAATTAGTATTCCAGGAACATCGGAGAAGAATGTAAACTATCTCTCTTTTTCGGAAGGTGAGAAGAAACGAATTGATGTTGCTATACTTCTAAGCTTTATAGACACCACAAAGATTGTAAGTAATTGGAATTGTAATCTACTCTATTTTGATGAGATTCTTGACAATGCTACTGATAATGAAGGATTAGATAAATTACTAACTGCTATTAAAGAAATGACGTTGAAAGATAATAGACTTTGTTCTTATATCATTTCACATAGAGAGGCAACTTCCGAACATTTTGATAGGAAGATAACAATTAAGAAAGTGGCAGGATTCAGTAAGATTGGATAACAAAAGGAACTTAATGAAAGATGGAAAATGACATAGTAGAGAATGTAAAACCAAAGAAAGTTAAAGTAGAAAAGCCTAAGAAAGAAAAGAAAAAGAAGGCTGGATATTTTGACAACACTATAATGCTTGATCTTATGAAAAAGAGAAACGAACTCTTAGAAAAGATTGAACTAAGTATTGTAGAAGAAGGTCATTCCGAAGAAACTAATTTTGTTTTTAGTATTGTTAATGAAGACCAAGATGTTGTTAAAAAGATTAAAAAAGAACTAAGTGTTGTAGAAGAAAAGATTGGGGCACTATATATAGAAGTTGCTAAAGGGATGATGAGAAGGCCAAACTTTGTAAATTATCCAGAAGATCAACAAGCTGATATGATGTCTGATGCTTTGTATTGTATGACTAAGGCCGGTGCTAAGTATGATACGAATTATCCAAATCCTTTCGGGTATCTATCACAAATAACATTCCACGCATTTATTCAATCTATCAAGAATATGAAAAAACGTACTGGTGTGTTTGTTAGCATTGAGCATATTGAGAATTTAGATTCGGATGAAAGTTGGGATTAAAATATGGAAAAGATAAAGATTAAATTATCTGAATTAAAGAAGATGAGAGATTTCTTCTTATTCTACACCATTCAAGAAGAAGGACAAATTGAATTAACTTTCAAATCGTTTTCCTTTTTAGATAATACTGTAGATGATTTAGAAGATATGATAGATGATATACAATCAGAATATAACTTTGTAGAATTTAGTCAAGAAATAGATATGGAGAACTGAATGAGTGTCTTAATTTCATTTTCTAAAACTGATGATAGATGGAAATTACGTTATAAAGATTCTTCATACGAACTGTTCTTTTCAGATATATCTCAACCTTGGTTTTCTATCTTAAATAAATCTATTGAAGAAAGTATATTTGAATTTTTCTCTGGATATATACTTTTTGAACATGGCGAAGAAGGATATGATTTATATAATGATATGAAAGAATTAGGTGTAGCACAAATTAAAAGGATTGGTGTTTAATGAAAATAGGAATATTTACTGACGTGCATTTCGGAGCTCGTCGTGGAAATCAAGTATTCTTAGATTCACAACTTAGATTTTTCAGAGAAGTTTTTATACCAAGAATGAAGAGTGAAGGAATAACTCATATCTTTATTCTTGGTGACTTGTTTGATAATCGTGTTAATATAGATTCTAAGATATTGAATACAGTATTAGAGCTTTTCAATGTAGACTTAAAAGATTTTCAAATATATGTTATTGTAGGAAACCACGATTCGTATTTAGAAAGTTCTGTAGAAATCAATTCAGTAAATGCTATTGGATTTTTTGATAATGTTCACCCAATTTCAAAAAACGAATCTTTAGAGCTTGGAGGTCGTTCATTCTTCTTATGCCCTTGGATAACCGATAAGAAGGCGTTTACTGAGGAATTAGAACAACTACCAAAGCATGATATTTGTTTCGGACATTTTGAATTTTCTAACTTCTTAATGTTCAAAGATAAAGAATGTGAACATGGTGTAGATTCTAAAATGTTCTATGAAAAGTTTAAGCTAACGATGTCCGGACACTTTCATACAAGATCATCTAAGTTTGAAGGAGATAGTGAGATTACATATATTGGTAATCCTTTCCACATGACAAGAAATGATATTGGTGATGAAAGAGGTTTTGCTATTCTTGACTTAGATAGCATGAAATATGAACTAATAAATAATGATGTATCGTTGAAGTTCGTTTCTTACAAATATCCTAAGAAATTGAAAAGAGAAGATATAGAAAATAATCATGTAGATATTTTTGTAGACTATGACGTAAATTATGATGAAAAAGAAGTTCAAGCATATATAGAAAAGTTAGAAAGTTACAATCCGGCTTTTCCTATTGTTGTAAAAACTGTTAATAAGATTGGTGTAGAAAATCCAACTATTCAAATTACGTCTATACAAGAATTAATTACAGAATATTTAACTAATGTTGAAGTTCCAAATAAAGTACAAGTAGAAAAGAAATTGTTAGACTTGTATGCTGAGTGTAAGAATGATATTTAATAGGAGAAAATCGTGAAAGAGATTAATGAAGAGCAATTCGTATCAGAAGTAGTAGAGTCTGATATTCCTGTCGTTGTAGATTTTTATGCTTCTTGGTGTGCGCCTTGTAAAGCAATATCTCCAATTCTTTCTAAACTTTCTGAAGAATATGAAGGAAAGGTTAAGTTTGTAAAGATTGATACTGATGAGAATTCTGATCTTGCTTCTGAATATGGTGTTCGTTCTTTACCTACACTTCTTTTCTTTAGTGTGGATGAACTTAAAAAGACTCTTGTTGGTGCTGTATCTAAGGATAAGATTGTAGCAGAAATTAAAGCCTTGGTAGGTTAATATGGATTTTGAAACATATAAAAATGATATTGATTCTAAAGAAGATAGACATTATGAATTAGTTTCAAAAGAAGTTGAAGTTCCTAAAGATCCTACTAAGATTGAAATTACTAAAAATATTCTTCTCTCTTTTGTTTCTGATGCTACTGGTTGTGGGCATATCCGTAATGTGTTTCCTATGACTTATCTAAACGCTATCTATGGAAAAGAGGGAAAGATTCTACCAATGATCTCACCTCTTTTCCTATGGCAAGAAGATATCATTGTAAGAACCAAAGCTATCTTATTTCAACGTCAAATGTCTAAAGGTCATTATGAAAATGTTTTGAAATATAAAGAACTTCAAAAGGTTCATGGTTTCAAAATGGTCTATGATATTGATGATTTCATTTGGGGTCACAATGAACTTCAAGAAGGCGGAAATAAAGAAGATGGTGTTCCAAGCTATAATTTTGGATGGAAAGGAATCTCAGAAGAAGTTAAAGAATATTCTGTAAAAATTATGAAAGAGATGGATTTAATCACCGTCACTTCTCAATATCTTAAAGACTATATCAATAATGTTCTTGGTGTCAATGTTCCAGTCAATATTGTTCCTAATGCTATCCCAATGCATTTCTGGGGTAATAAGAGAAAGGCTGATAGAAAGACACCAATTGTAAAACCAAAAGTTCTATACACTGGCTCTCCCACACATTATAACAATCAAGATAAATTGCTTGGTGATTTTGATACCGCCTTTAAGGATTTCGTTATCAAGAATGTAAAAGCTAATAAGATTGACTTTGTATGTATGGGTGGTCTTCCATTTTTCTTTGAAGAGATTAAGGATAAGATTACTGTTATCAATTGGTTAAATTCTTATCAATATCATCTTGGTGTATTAGCTGTAAAGGCTGATTTCATTATCGGGCCTCTTGTTCCTAATAACTTTAACTATTCTAAGTCTAATATCAAATATCAAGAAAGTTGTGCGGCAGGAGTTCCTTTTATCGGGACTATGTTCACAAACGGAAAACCAAGTCCTTATGATGTTTGTAAGATTCGTGTAACTGAGAATGTAAAGGTTAAAGACTTAGAAGATATTGTGTTCGGCCTTTCTAAGAACTTTGAAGACTATAATAAAGTTGTAAAAGCTCAATATGAATGGATGGACAAGACTGGAGGATATATGGAATCTCCTAAGTTTGTAAAGAATCTTGTAAGCTCTTATTTCGATTAAAAAATAGCACCCTAAATACTTTTGTTGAAACGATAAAACTTTAGAGGTGCTTATGAGAAAGAAATATGAAACGCATTACTTTCCAGTGACTATGGTTGGTGGGTTTTTTGAAGAAGATTATATTTTAGATTTTAAGGAATATGTGTTAAAAGATACTGCTAAAAAGGATCTAACACTATTCCTTACTCGTCATATTGAAAGCTTTGATTTCTCTACATTTCCAGAATATGTAAAGAATATCACAGTAGTTCATAATGAAAACTTTAATACTAATCCTGGAGAACTACCAAATGTAAGAGGATTTGCTATTGGTGTAAGTATTAATAATATCTCAGAACAATACTCAGTAAAAAGAGCAAGAATAGATATTAGAAATGCTTTGATTCTAACTGGTTTAGTAGATCCAGAAGCACATACCGATAGCATTGTTCTTTTCTCAGAAACATTGAAAGTAAAGGTGGAAGCTGTATGAATATTCATTATAATTCTGACGGACTTTATGAGCCTCTAAAATTAAATTCTTATAAATATTATCTAATCATTGATAAACATTTCAAAGTCGGTGTTAACAAAGCTCCTAATCTTTTTAATCGTTTCTTTATTAGAGTGATTTTAGGCTGGAAATATGAAGTCATTGAAGAACATATTTGAATTTCTAAAAGCTACTAAAAGTTTCCTCAAGGCTGTATTCGGTAAGAAATCCAGCTTTGAGGTTTTTTTGTTTAGACTTAATAAATGTAATGATTGTTCTTGGAATGTTGTAAAAGATAATAAACACTATTGTAAAGGATGTCTATGTCCTAAGTCTAAACTATGGCCATTTGCTGAACTTAGAAGAAAGGCTAATTATTTCTATGCTCCATGTCCAAGAAAAAAGTGGTAATATAACTTCAGTATAATCTCTCAATTGTAAAACCTTGACTGACCAAAAGTAAAATGGTATAATAAAGGTTGAAGAAAGAGAGACTATGAGTTTACAATCACAATACAGAAAAATACTAAATCCGAATAACAAAATTCTAAACATTTGCCACAAAGATCTAGATGGAGTTGCTTCTTCTATCGTTGTTAAGAATGTTTTTAATGATGTAACCTTCCACGAACTAAAGTATGGAACGGTAAATGAATATCTAAAGAACCTAAACTACGATCTTTATGATGTGGTTCTTCTTACGGATATTTCTCCAGAGTCAGAAGTAGCTTTTACATACTCTGATAAAATATTCTTACTTGACCATCACTCTACAGCATTAGTATATCACAATCCTGAACAAAATAGAATTGTCCTTGAAGGTGAATGTGCTGCAAGTTTGGTTAAAAAGTTCTTTGAGAATTTATTTAATATAGACCTATCATATCTTAATGACTTCGTAAGTGTTGTTAATGATTATGATATGTGGATTCTAAAAGATAATAGAAGTTGGGGTATGAATGAACTATACTTCAAATATTGGGATGATGGATTTAGAAATAGATTCAAGAATGGTGATACTTATTATACCGTTCAAGAAACTGATTATATAAAGAGAAAGAAGAAAGAATTAGATGAAGCATATAAAGTTTTAGAACGACATGACTTTGAAGATATTAAAGGAACATTAATCATTGCTACAACATTCTTAAATGATTTTTGTCACAAGCTAATGGAAGAAGAAGGTTATGATTATGTATTTTGTTATAACCCTAAATCTAAACACGTATCAGTAAGAAATAAGAATCCTAATGTTCATATTGGTTTCGTTCTCAGAGAAGTGTTAGGGGGTTCTTCGGGAGGTCATGCAGGTGCCGGTGCGTTTCAAAACAAAGACTATTCTGAAGTGGATTCTAAACTCGATAAACTTGAAGCTTATTTGAAAGGGAAATAATGTTAATCAAAATATTAACAATCATTTGTTTATTACTTTCTATATTTTGTTCTTATCTAACATTAGAAGCTATACGTGATATTGTAAAGTATAGGAAGGAAGTATTTACTGATAAAGATACTAAAATTATATGTTTATCAGGTCTTCTAATTTGTGTATTAGGAACTTTAACACTTTGGGCTAATTTTTATATGTTGGTGGTAAAATGAAAAGGAGTTTAATTGTTTAAATCAGTATACTACGATGAATATAATAACAGAATGCATTTGTGGGAGATTAAAGATGGAAGGACAACGCATGAAGTAATAGACCATCAAATTGCTTACTACGTTGAAGATAAGACTAAAACTTCTCCTATCTCAGACATCTACGGAACTAAAGTTACAAAGCAATACACGGATAATAAAAGGAATCTAAAAGACCTAAAATCCGCATATGGTAAACTTTATGAGTCAGATCTTTCCGAAGAAGTTAAGTTCCTACACGAAAGATATAAAGATCAAAAGGATGAGATTGATTATTCGCAATACAAAGTTGCAAATATAGATATTGAAATCCAAGGTGAAAACGAATTCCCTAAACCAGAATTAGCAAAGTATCCTATCAATCTTATTACTATTGATGATTATAGAAATGATAAGATTACTACGTTCGGACTTCAACCTTATACTGGTAAAGAAGAATATAAAAACTATATCTATTGTGAAACTGAAGAACTGCTTTTACAATCTTTTATTCAATTTATGAGGAAAGAGAAGTTCAGCATATCGACGGGTTGGTTTACTGTAGGATTCGACTGGCCATATATTATCAATCGTTGTAAGAATCTTGAAATTGATTATACAAAACTTTCACCTATTGGTAAGGTGAAGTGTAATCAAAAGAAGGATAAGTCTTGGAAGGTTGAAATTGCTGGAATGTATATCTTAGATGGTATGGATTTGTATAAGAAATTCTCATATCAAAACCAACCGTCTTATAATCTTAACTTCATAGGAATGCAAGAAGTTAATGAAGGTAAGTTAGATTATGATGGGCAAATTAATGACTTGTGGAAAAGAGATTGGAATCTTTTCGTAGATTATAACGTCCAAGACTGTTTGCTTGTTAGGAAGATTGAGTATAAAAGGAAGTTTGTAGACTTAGCAATTAACCTTGGAGTTCAAACAAGAATCCCATTAGATAAAGTATATTCTACTGTAGCAGTTGTAGAAGGTTATATGCTTAGATATCTTCATAGAGAAAATATGATTATGTCAGATAGAACCAAGGAAATGGAAGAGGAAGAAGAAACTATTGAAGGTGGATATGTAGAGTCTCATCCAGGATTTTATAATAATATGTTGAGTATAGATGCTACTTCAGAATATCCTTCTTTGATTCGTATGATTAACATTTCACCAGAAACTAAAGTTCTTAATCCTGAAAATACGGAAGGCTTAATCAAGGGTCATTCTCCAGGTCTATATTACAAAAAAGAACAAGGGATATTGCCTAAAATTGTATCGGATATTTTTTCAGAAAGAAAACATTTCAAAGTTCTGATGGAGGATGCTCAAACATCAGGTGATAAAGAATTAGAAAGTTATTATGATTCACAACAGCTTGTCAGGAAGATTCTCATCAACTCGATTTTTGGATGCTGTGCAAGTCCTTATTTTCATTACTTTGATTTGGATAATGCTGGTGAAATTACAAGAGGTGGTAGAACAGCAATTCAATATGTTGCTAAGTGTATTGATGATTTTTTTAGCAAAGAGTTTTATAAAATCAGCAAAAAGTTCTATCCTAATTCTGATTTGAAACTTGGTGATATTCCTGATAAAATTGTTAAAGTTATTGACACTGATTCCATCCTCGGGGTTTCTATACTAAATACTTCTATGGGGAAAATGAAAATAGAAGATTTATATGCTATGTTCGAGAACAATTCTAAAGAAACGTCTAAGGATAATTTTACATCTAAAGTTGATGGTATTAAGTCTTTATCCTTTTCTAATGGATTTGAACTACAATATAAAGACATAGAGTATATAAAGAAACATAAGGTTAACAAACGAATGTTCAAAATAAAAGTAAATGGTGAGGAAGTCATTGTTACTGAGGACCATTCTATAGTTGTTAATCGTTGTGGGCATTTAATTTCATGCTCTCCAAAAGATATAATCAAAGGAGATAAGATAATAAAATATGATAAAAACTAATTTAATATATGGGACGTGTAAAGAGTGTGGACAAAATTTTACAAATAATAGTAATTTTACAAAACATCTAAAATTTCACAACATGACAATTAAAGATTATTATGATAAACATTTCAAAGATGAAGAAGAAGGAAAATGTAAGAAATGCGGTGCTCCTACTGATTTTGATAAATCTATTCAAACATTTGATTATGGCGAAAGGAATTTGAGGATGGGATATTTGCCTCTTTGCAAAGAACATAAAATAAAAGGTTTTACTAAAGAAAAAGCAATTTATACTTATGGTGAAGAAGAAGGTTTAATTCGTTGGGAACATTATTGTTCAGCACAAGAACGTTCAAATTCTTTTGAATATAAGCAAGAGAAACATGGTTGGACAAAAGAACAATATGATGAATATAATAGTTCGCGTGCTGTTACTTTAGAAAATCTTACAAGAAAATATGGCCCAATGGAAGGTAAAAGACGGTTTGAATCTTATTGTGAGAAACAAAAATATGTAGGGTGTGCTTTAGAATATTTTCAAGAAAAGTATGGCGAAGAAGAGGGTAGAATATATTTTGAAGAATTGAATAAATCGAAAGCCCAAACTTGTGAAAATTTTCAAAAGAAATATGGGGATGTTTTAGGAGAGCAAAAATATATAGAATATATGGAAGGTGTCCGTCCTATGTTCTCTAAAGACTCTCAAGAACTATTTTGGTATGTTTATAATCGTACAGAAAATTCACATATACATTTTGCTGCTTTAGGTAAAGAATTTGGAAAGTATGATAAAGACAACAAGACATATTATTTCTATGACTATGTTGATTCTGAGCGAAAAAAGGTAATTGAGTATAATGGTATGTTGTTTCATGCTCGCAGTCCAGATGATGAGACGTTTTTCAATCCAAGGAATCCTGAAAAAACTGCTAAAGAATCTTGGGAACGAGATACAATTAAACGCGAATTGATGGAAGCTTTGGGGTTTGAATATTGCGTTGTATGGGAATGTGATTTTTTGAAAGATAAAGAAAGGGTTAAAGAAGAATGCTTGAAATTCCTATTGAGTTAAAATATACAGAATACGAAGATTTTGAAATTGAAGACTTAGGTATACAAGAAGAGTGGGTTTATGATATTGAAGTAAAGGATAATCATAACTTTTTTGCTAATAATATTTTAGTTCATAATTCTAACTATATTTGGTTTGACCATCTTTATCAAAAAACAAATCAAGGAGAAAGTTTCTTAGATTGGGCTTTACGATTTGAATCTATTTTCTTTAATGATTTCCTAACTAAGTGTGTAGATATATATGCTGCTAACCATAACACTATAAATCTTCTAAACTTCAAACGTGAGAAGATTATTACAAAGATGTATGTTCAAGCTAAGAAGAAATACATCACACAAATTGTAGCAAACGAAAAGAAGATATACACAACTCCTACTACTAAAGTAACAGGTATTGAAATTAATAAGTCGGACCTTTGTGCTTTTAGTCGTAAGGAATTAAAAGTGTTGGCTGATTTAATGTTTGAAGAAGATGTTCCTAATAAAGATAGGATGACTCAATTTGTTCGTAAAGCGTATAAAGAGTTTATCAAGCAACCTATAGAACAAATCTCTTCTCCAAAGGGTGTGAATGATTATGATAAGTATTCTATTCCATTAGAACTACCTATGAACTTCCTTCCTCATACTCCAATGGCTCATAAATCGGGTATGATATATAATTATATAGTCAAGACATTCAAGTTACCTCTTCAAGAAGTATCTAACGGAACTAAGATAAAATATATCTATGTCTATGAACAAAATAAGTTTAAGACAAATGTTATAGGTTATATTGGAAACTTCCCTAAAGAGTTAAAGAAGTATTTTGAATTAGACCTTGATACACAATTTGAAAAACAATTTCTTAATGTGGCTCAACGTATATTTGATTCTCTTGGATTCGGGACTATACAAATGAAAGACAGTAAAATTAACAAACTATTTGAATAAAAGGAAAACACAAAATGGCGAAAAATACAAAAGCAAACTCACTACTTGAAAAACTAAAAAAGAACAGTGCTAATAAGAGAGTTGAATTACTTTCTGAATCTGTAATTTTGATTGAAGAAGAAACAGCAAGAACTCCAGTTCCAATGGTTAACGTGGCTTTGTCTGGAATGATTGATGGTGGTCTTGGTTCTGGTATTACTACTATTGCTGGTCCTTCAAGACACTTCAAAACTTCATTCGGTCTTGTTATGGTTGCTGGATTCTTAGACAAATACGAAGATGGTGTTTGTCTATTTTATAATAATGAGTTCGGTGCTAAGAAGAGTTATTTTGAAGCTTATGGTGTAGATATTGAAAGAGTTGTCCATACTCCATTTACAAATATTGAAGAGCTAAAATTCGATCTAATGAAGCAACTAAAAGAAATTGATGAAAAGGAACATGTTATCATTTTCATTGATTCTATTGGTAATGCTGCATCTGTAAAAGAAGTAGAAGATGCTTTAGCTGAAAAGAGTTCTGCTGATATGACAAGAGCAAAGCAATTGAAATCTCTGACACGCATGATTACTCCAGAACTATATCTACGAAAGATTCCGCTGATTGCTATTAACCATACTTATCAGACCCAAGAAATGTTTAGTAAGACTGTAGTTGGTGGTGGAACTGGCTTGATGTATAATTCAGATTCAGTATTAATTGTTGGTAAAAATCAGTTAAAGGAATCCGAAGAAATTACTGGTTCTAAATTTATTCTTACAGTAGAAAAGTCCCGATTTGTAAAGGAGCGTTCTAAACTTCCTATTACTGTTCGTTGGGATTCTGGTATTGCTAAGTGGTCTGGGTTTGAAGACTTGGCTGAAGAGTGGGGAATTATTACTAAGTGTCGTGTATCTCGTTCACTTGGTTATGAATACGATTCTATCTCTAAGGGTAAGTTAACAGTGAAGGCATTAGATATTGACCAAGCCGATGAATTTTGGGAAACTATAATTAAAGAAACTGATATTAAGGAACGTATTGAGGCTGAATTTAAGATCGGAAAACCAAAGGCATTTAAGCTTGAAGTTGTAGAAGACGAAGAAGAAGTTTAATATATTCTTGAATTAAAAAAGGACCGGGAAAGTAAATCCTGGTCCTTTATCTTTTGTAATGGTATAATAGAGGAACGCGAGGAAGCATGGAAGAATTAACCAAAGACTTATACGAAAAACTTTTAATAAATTATATGTTTAATGATGAAGATGTCCGGTCTAAAATGATTCCTTATCTTGACCCTACTGTTTTCATGTATCAAAAGAATAGCCAAGTTGTAAAACATATTCAATCATTTATGGAAAAGTATCAAAACTTTCCAAAGATGAATGAACTAAAACTATACATCAAAAGCTCCGAGACTTATGAACACTTAAAAGATATTCTAAACATAGATGTATCAGAATATGGAAAGGAATTTATTCTTGGTGAGTTAGAAGAGTTTTATCGTAAGTCTATGTTTGCTAACTTGCTCATAGATTCGCAAGAAAAGCTTAGTTCTGATACTGATAAATTACAAGATATTCCAGATAAAATTAGAGAAGCTTTAGCATTTACATTCGATACTAACATTGGTCTTTCTATTCTTGATGATGCTGAAAGAAAGTATGAAGCATTACATAATAAAGATAAAGTTATTCCTACAAAAATTAAATGTATTGATGAGCTTATTGAAGGTGGAGCACATGAGAAAAGTCTGAATTTATTCATGGCGGCGTGTGTTACTAAAGATACAAAAATTAAAATTAGGATTAAAAAGAAATGAGGAAGAAAGGATATAAAAGAGGAAAGTATAATTGTACTAAACCACCAATAAAATTATATAACCGAAAAAAATTGGAAGAGTTTAGAGATGATTTGGATAAGAAGATTATAATTGCTATTGTTGGTAAAAAATATAACTTCAAACACGACAACCATTATAATTTTTTAAGAGATTTATTAGTATATGACAATACTGACTTATTTAATATATTAAGGAAAGTTGATTATTACTTCTCGAAAGATTGTGACCCAACTAAACATAGTCGTGAAAGTTATACTTTTAGATATGGACCTATACATGGTCCTAAAAAATATGAAGAATATAAACAACTTCAATCGAACTTGTTACGAGGGTCGTATGAATCAGGAATTAGAAAAAAGACTAATTATTTTACTGGGTTTAGTGTAGATTATTATATATCTATCGGTTATACAAACGAAGAGGCTAACATCAAAGTTTCTGAAAACAGAAAGAAACAACAAGAAGGAACAGCCTTAGCAATATCTACAAATCCGGACACCAGCCCTTTGCGTATTGGATATTATATAAATAAAGGAATGTCTGAAGATGAGGCTAAAGAAGCTTTACGAATCAGACAAACAACTTTTAGTTTAGAAATATGTATAGAAAAATATGGAGAGGAAGAAGGTAAAAAGGTTTGGCAAGAACGACAAGATAAATGGCAAGATACATTGACCTCTAAATCTCCAGAAGAAATATTGAGGATAAATAAACTCAAAGTAGAAGGCTCTTTATCATCTACTACAACCGGACGTTCTAAAAAAGAAGAAGATTTTATTTCTAAATTAGAATTTTTCTATGGTATAGAAATAGAACGAAATATTATACTCGAAGAAAATAATCTAATTAGAACATTTGATGGTAGATATAAAAATATATTAATCGAATTTCAAGGCACATATTGGCATTGTGATCCGAGGGAATATAAAAGCGATTTCTTTCATACTATAAAGAAGAAAACGGCTCAAGAGATATGGGATTATGATTTAGAAAAAAAGACATTGTTTGAATCTATAGGTTATGAAATCTTTTGTGTTTGGGAGAAAGATTACGACAACAAAGAAGAACTTGCTAAAATATTTCAGGAGTTTGGAAAATATGTATGATGAAGAATGGGAATATTTAGATGTAGAAATTGGAGAAATAGAGCACCTAATTGGTTCTCACGATATTCAAGTAACTTCTCCTGATGGTTGGGTTGATGTTTTAGACTATGTAGAAAAGGGAAAGAAAGAAGTTTATAAAATAACAACAAATGACAATTCTTTTGTTGGTAGTGGTAAACATTTAGTAGAAACTATTTCTGGATGGACGTTTTTAGAAGATATTAAACAAAACGATTTAATTCTTACTGTTGATGGATATAAAGAAGCAAATATTGAAAAACTTAACAACAAAGAAGAGGTTGTAGATATTGTTGTTGGACATAAAAATCACAGATATTATACAAACGGAATCAGCTCACATAACACAAATGTAGGTAAGTCGCTTTGTCTGTGTAGTTTAGCAGCAAACTTTCTACTACAAAATAAAAACGTTCTGTATATTTCCTTAGAAATGTCTGAAGAAAAGATTTCAGAACGTATTGATGCTAATTTGATGGATGTGGCTATTAATGATTTGAAGATGCTTGATAAAAAGACTTATATGAAAAAGTCTGAAATGATAAGAAAGCATATTAGGTCTAACTTCCATGTAATTCAATATGGTGCTAAGACTGTCAATGCTAATAGAGTTCGGGCAATCTTAAAAGAGTTAAAGGTTAAAAAAGGATTTGTTCCACACGCGGTTGTTGTAGATTATATTGGATTAATGTCTACAAATAATAAGAACAAAGATTCTAATAGTTATAACGAGATGAAAACAATCTCTGAAGAACTAAGAGCAGTATTTGTAGAAGAGTCTTTGGTCGGTTGGTCAGCAGTTCAAACTAATAGAAGTGGTATGAATAATGTAGACTTAGATATTACTAACATGGCTGACTCTGTTGGTACTGCTGCTACTGCGGATTTGATTATAGGCATTACACAAACAGATGAGCTTAAATGTGCTGGAAGATTCCGATGGTCTATTATCAAAAATCGTTATGGACTTAATGGACAATATAGATTAGTTGGTGTAGATTATCCTAAAATGAGAGTATATGATATAGAGGATGAAGAAGGAAATGAAGTTCAACATCCAGATACAAAAACACAAACTACTAAAATTGTAGATGATATGGCGGTAGAAGCGTTGAAGTCTTTAAGAAACACATCTACTACAAAGAAAAAAGAAATTATAGGTTTTGACTAAAGGACTAAAATGACAGACGAAGTAAACGATTTCCACCTACCTACATTAACACAAAAGAAGGGTAGTAATTTTGAAAAAGGTGTAGAGAACGATTTAATCAAAGAGATATATAAATCTAAATTCTTTGAAAGATTTGAAGCTACTGGATTAGATTTAGATATTGTTAGTAATGGTAAGAAGAATAGAAACGAACAATTCCATCTATTCAATCTATTTCTTAAAGATATGTTTGAGAACCAAAGATATTATATGCAGGATATGGTTTCGTTTTTGGTTGAAGATGTTCTTGAAACTAAACAAGTATTGAATTGCTTGAATGAAGAAAATAGATATGAATTAGAATATGAAATGAAGTTCAAATATCATATCAAACAAAATGAATCTAAAATTGATTTACTCTTAGAGGATGATGAGTAATGTATGATAACAGTAAGACCTGAACATTTCTACCTCTTTATAGAAAATGTGGATGCTTGTTTAACCGGAAAATGTAGACCTCTCCTTTTCTCTAATAATATTTCTTATGTTAGAACTAAGAAGAGGTATAATAATCTTTTCTCTAATTATTGTAAGCAAGTCTACATAGGTTATAATAATAGTCATTTCAAAGCTAAAGATTTCGGCATCTACATTCTTCACAATTGTTTATTTAATATAGACTTTTTAACAACTCCTAAATTATGGGATGTGGATGATATTCCTAAA